CTAAATGTAAGCATTCCGCCAACTGACTACACATGAAGTATTTCCATCTGTACCAGTAGCAAGGAAAGTATAGTATGAAGTTCCGGGTGGAGCAGCAAACCAAGTTGATGAGTTATTAAGTATTGCTCGTCTGTTAATGCCGTTGAGTGTTACGGTTCTGTAATCTGTATTAAGTTCTAATACATCGCCAGTTCCTAGTGTTTGATCTATCAACAAGAACGCACCAGCAGTAACATTTGTGACTTTAGGGTTAATAGCAGGTCCAGTAATTGTGATGATCGGATAGGTAGTAGTCCAGCCATCATTAGTGATCAAGTTGGCAGAGGTTGAACCTGAGCCGTATGACATACCAGTATCGTTAGGGTTTGATGGATTAGTTGCGGTGGCTGTATATACACGATTGTAGGTTCTTCCAGCAACGGCAATAGCATTAGTTAAGTCAGTTGTTCGCTCTTGATCATCATAATATCTTGGGTCTGGACAAAAAAATTCATACATAACAGTCGCACGACCTGATGAATAATCAGTATTGATTTGTATAGCCCTGCGACGAACACGAGCATTGATTCTTTGCAGATCATCTCCGGGAAGTTGAAACTGTAATAACCCAGTACCAGATTGCTGTGGTACTAACGCTGCTTGAAGCAAATTTAGATTTTCTTGCATACTGTTATTTGAATCGCCAAATACTAGAATAGTAAATGTTAGTGTGCGACCTGATAGAAAATCTCTACCTGTCCACATGCCATCTTGATAACCACGATTATCGTCTTGGCTACGGATAACAGGTAAATCTTCTAATCCGTCAAGAGTCATAATCTGATATGGTGAATTTCCGCCACCAAACTCAAAATCATTAAATGCAAAACGATAATTAAGTAAACTAACTACTGGCATTATTTACTCTATTCTGCGTGCACCACGAGGTGCATTGTATTGCACATCTGATGAAGTTCTGATAGCCCATCCTACATCATTAGCAATCAACTGTGACGAAGCATTAGTGTTGGCGTTAATAGTAATCGATGTAGTACCTGCTGCTTTTTCTTTTGCTAATTCTGATTGAAAATATGCGATTGCTTGCGCTGTATATCTAGCACTAGAAGCAGCACCTGATACTGATGCGCCTTGTTTTAGCATATCTAATCTAGTTTGCTCGCCTACTTGTACCGCACTAGCACCAGATACTATTGATTCTAATAATTTGGAATTAACAGTACTTAGTTGATAACTTAAAGTTGAACCTATTGGCACGCCTGATGAAGTTTGAGTTGGGGCTGTTCCGGGTGCGTTCAAAGTGGCTAATGATTCTAATGCTGCTTTAAGTTGTGCAATTTTAGCAATCAACTGAGTGATTTGATCATCAATTACTTTGATTTGTTCTGCTGTTTTAGCACGAATTTCTGTTAATGAATCCGAATATTCATTGTATGCTTCAGACAACGCAGATGTTAATTCTGTTTGAACATTGGCTAATGATGCAGTTAATTCTTCTGTCGCAAGAGTCATGCCAGAATTCAAGGTTTTGGCTAAATTATCTACGCCGTGAGAAGATACTTTTTCTAAAGCAAGCCAATATGATTGTAATTGTTTAATTGACTCTGAGTTGCCAGCCAAAATAATATCGGCTAATGCGCCACCAACATCTGGACCTTGTGATATTACTTCTTCAATAAATGTTTGAGTAAATCCAAGTGCTTGCAATTTGCCTGCTTTATCAGCAAGTGATGTTGCTTTTTCTGCTTGTTTGGCTAATGCTTTAGTGATAGCGTCAATAGAACCACCAGCAAGATATTTGCCCTCAAATGTCAAATCTGAGAATATATTACCTATACCTTTATAGGTCGCACTCTTGAATGCGTTTCTAATTTGATCTACTGATTGTTTGACTATTTCAGCACTACGATCAGCAGCGTCTTTTTGTAATTGTGCTACTTTCTGATTGTAGTCTTTCTGTAACTCTAGTTCAGCCCTCATGCCATCTTGTAATACTTTGGTTCGCTCGGCACGCAATTCAGTTATTTTGTTTTCGGATTCAATAACTGCGTCAATCATTTCTTGTTGCAATTGTGCGATGTCAGCGAGAGCGTCACCCATGCTTGTTTGTAAATCTGTAACTAAAGTTTCAGCACGCTTTAATGCGCTTTCGGTTGAAGCAATTATGGCTTTATTGCCACCTTGAACTGCGCTTGTGTATTTATTTTGCGCAGCAGTTAATGAATTTAATGCTGTTTGATAATTTTTTGATGCCTCTTGATACGCTGTTACGGCTGTATTAGTTTTAGTTACAAGTTTGTCAATAGGATTTAATAAACCTTCTTGAATTGCAGCATTGAAATCACGACCAGCAATACTCGCCCATGCGCCTTTAAGGTCAACGAAAGTAGATTTTAACTCTGCATTGAAATCTTGAATTCTTTGTTTAGCATTGATCAACGCCTCACCTAAAGCATTGACGCCACCAGTTGTATCATCAACAAATGTGCCATCGCCGAACCCCGGAATTTGTGGAATGATCGTTTCTAGTTGTAAACCTTTATAGTCTTTTTGGAAATCTCGTATTTTTTGTCTGGCTTTTTCAATATTGCCAGACCAGTTATCTATCGCACGATATTCTTTTTCCCACGCATCTAATTCTTTTTGAGTAGCAGCAGCACCTTCTCGGTCGCCTTTCAGGTCTTGAAATGCTTTACGAGCCATTAATCCAGCCTTGGCAAAATACATCATAGTCTGAACTAGATTTTCAACACCATTGACTACCATACTTATCATGGCTAAAACTTTGTCAGCGACGCCACCAAATATTTTGGCAAAACTATTTGCTTGACCTGAAGCACGATTGAATGCGTAAGCAAGTCCGTAAACTAATGCTATGATTCTCACTATTGGTGACTTAAGTAATGTCAATGCTAATGCGGCAAGTTTTTTAGTTAAATTTACTACCGCAGGAATCAATAGAACTGTAATAGCAGTAGCAGCAGCCTCTATTTCTTTGGCATAATCTTTCATGAATTTGCCAGTGCCTTTAAGTTTTTCTAACAATTTATTAAGCATTGGTAATAATTTCATACCAATTGTTTCAAAAATATCGCCTAATGATTCATTCATTACTGCTAATTGACCAGCGAATGTTTTTGTGTATGCTAGTGCTTGACCGCTTAATCGGGCTTCTAATTTGCCCATCGCTTCTTCAATAGCCAATGCTTTTGGTTTAGTAGCATCTAAAGTAATGCCGAATTGACGGAATACTCTTGTATTGCCCATTTGGGCTCTAGCCAATAATGATGCTGCGCTCTCTAAAGACATGGTACGAGCACGAGCCAAATCAGCAGACATGGCTAATAAACGATTACTAGTTTCAACATTTTTGGTCATTGTAATTAAACGACCATAAGCGTCGGCTGCGTCTTCTGAACCGAAACCTAATTCTTCATAACTGTCAACTAATAAACTTATTTGTTTTCGATTTTCGGCAGTTGATAAACCTAAAGCAGTTAATGTTGTGCCTAAACGATTCAAGGATTTTTCTAAATCCATGGCCATTTTTACGCCAATACCAGCAGCAACTAAGAATGAACCAGTCATTACTTTGATTGCTTTGCTACCAACTATTGCTGCTTTTTGAAAACCAGTCAATGCTTTACCAGTTTTCAATGCTTGTGCTTCCATTAAAGAAAGTTGAGTATTGACTTGTTTGAAACTAGCCAATGCTTGTGTAGCGTTTGCTGTGACTTCAAATACTACTGGGGGAAGGAAACTACCAAGCATTATTTCAACCTTCCAATAAATTTATTAACGATTTGAGGATATACTGAACGGAATTTCTCATAAGCAGGTTCCATGTATGGGAATCTTACTCCTGGTCTCCAATTACCACCACCTAATTCAACTCGGCGACCATAGATTATTGTTGGTCCTACAATCGCTGAGTAGTTAGCGAACCCAATAGTAAATTTTTCGCCTGTTATAGAACGACGCAAATCGCCAGTTCTGTTCATAGGTGGGGTTGGAAAACCTTGCCATGCCTTTTGATTCTTAGGTCTTTTGCCTTGAATTTCTTCTTTTGATAATTGAATTAATGCAGCCATCATAGCATCTCGTGCTGCTCTAGCAGATAAATCAACACTTTTACCTGCCACGCCCCACGCTGACTTCACTAATTTCAAATTATTTGGAATCAATTTTTTTCGCTTTCACTTCATCTACTGCAATAGAAATAGCAACAAGCCAGTCAAATAGATAAGCAGGTTGTTCATCTATCTCGTTTATCGTCCAGCCGAACTTTTCAGCAGCCACATAATATGACCACTCATCATCAGGATAAGTAAAGGCTTCGTGCCTTTCTTTGCCTTCAAGCACCCACTTTAGTCGCTGGAGTCGTCGAAAGGGCTATCAACATCTTTCTCAGATTCGTCTGTTTTTGCTAATGATGGGAACAATACTTTTTGGGCTTTGCCTGCTTCTTCTGCTAATACATCATAATCAGCCATAGTCAATTCTTCTAGGCTAGTGATTTTGATTGATGGAATTATGTAATCAAACGACCATTCTTCCACTAAGCAAGCAATCAAACCATCAACGATAGATAATGCTTGCATTAAGCCTTCTTCGTTGTTTGCATTTTTTAAGATTTTCTTGCGATCTTTTACTCGCAAAGTAGTTGGGTCCTTGAATACAGCCCAGCCACCTGAAGGTAAAGATACTTTATTTTTTTCTGTCATGATTTTCCTCCCGTAGTTGCCTTCCGTTATTATAGAGGTAAGTGGGGCAGAATGTGGGAAGGCGGCACATTCACTTGAATTCCCCACTTACCGATTTGCGCTAGATGCTACTGATATGTACCAGAAGCAACAGCATTCTGAAGCGTCCATTTGATTGGAGCGTAACCACCTGTTGAGCCAGCATCAGTTGTGTTTGCAATTGCTGAGAAATCAACAGCGATTGAAACATGATCGGCTGAACGATCAATGGCAGCAGCAGTATAAGCACCTTTAGTGATTGTAAAAGCAATAGAGGTAGCAGATGCTCCTGCGCCTTGTGCGAAGGTAAGTGTTAATGCAGGTTGAGTATTAGATAAGAAACGAGTTAATTCAGCATCGTTTTCCATAACGAATGTAAAATTACCTGTTGTATCCAACGCTCCCACGAAGATTTCGTATGGACCTTGTGTTGTGTCAATACCGAAGATTGCTTCTGCTGAACGAGATACTGTCAATGAACCATCAGTTGTGTAACCAATTGTTGAGCCACCAATAGAAACTGAACCACGCCATACAGGAGTTGGAACTACTGTGCTGAACGATGGTGCTGTTACTGCTGTAGTTGTTGACGGAAAACCCATAAGTTTCGCTGTGTATTCAAGCATACCTTCTGAGTTAAAATTGAAAGTGAAATTAGTGACTTTGCAACCCGGATAGTAGCGATTCTCAGCAACATACATATCTTCCAGAGTGAAAGATGTAGGTTGTGCGTCTGCTCCAATGCCTGTTGCATTTTTCAATGAAATTACATGTGTGAAAGGTGCAGATACTCCTGTGGTTGCAACTGAACCCATAATTCCGCCTAACCAGTAGCCGACTGTGTCAGCGAATACTGGACCACCTAGATCAATTTCTGTGTGGCGACGACCTTGAATGTAATTGTAATTCTGCGCCATAGAACCACGAAGTCCTGTGTCGTAGAGTGGTGCAATAATATCTACTGGTTTTAATGAATCTTTAGCCAGTGGAATAAAATCAGTTGCATTTACTGGTGTTCCCGGAGTTACTTCTTTAGCAATACCGACGTAACTGCGTACCGATGGTTGTGCTGATGCCATTTATTCACGCTCCTGCTGTAATGTCAGACGAGGCTGACTGTTTGTTTTCTGTTTTGTTTGTTTCTTTTACTGCTTCTTTTGGTGCTGTTGGTACCGCAGGTGCGGACTTAGCATTTGAATCAAGAGATAATCCTCTAGCCCTTAGACCTTCGGGACCATCAAACGATTCACCCTTTTTTACGGTGATACCTAAAGACGGAAAGGTTCTGTCTTCATCACCATTGTATATATAACGAGCCATGGATTCTCCTATGATTCAATCATTTCTGTGACTGTGAAGCGAATAGCAGCCCAAGTTTCAGTTGCGCCACCTTCGTTAGAAAGTGGTTCACCGTATTGAACATCTATTGCTGGTTCTGCTGCTTGCCAGATTATATTAGGATTGTCTTCACCTAGAGTGTGTTGACCTGCCCTTAATCTAGTTTTTACTGCATCTATCAAATCATCAAACGCAGACATAGCGTCTTCTGCATTTCTTTCTAACGAGTGATGAAATATCTGTAATGCAATTCCATAATCAACACGCTTCCAGCCTAATCCTGCGCCACCTGAAGACATTGACTCAACTCCGCCAATAGCGATACGGCTTTCTGTTTCATTTTCAATGAATACAACAGCAGCAGCACGACTATTCTGCCCCGGAAATGAATTTACTTGAAAATTGATACGCTTTGGAAACGAAGATAATACTTGATTCAGCGTAGTTATTTGTGCGCTGTCTATCCAACTGCGTACGGCTTCCCGAACAGTTGCTCTTGACACTATCTAATCCTACGATATGGTTTCAATAAATCCATAGCCATAGCCATATCGCTACCGATATTTTGTTCTAAATTACCAGTAGAACCTGAATTGGGTAATGTGCCGACAGACATAGTCAAACTACTATCTCCACGAATCTTTAACATTGCAGTTGTTGCAAGAATTGTAGCCTCTTTGATTGCTGGCGGCAATGCTGAAATAGATACTCCTGCTGCATGTGTGTATAACAATGCTTGCGTTAATGGTACCGTCGTGGTACCAAATACATAATTACTAGCAACTGTAACATATTCAGAATACATGCCGTCGTAAATTTTCAGGTCTTGTCCTGCTGTTATGCCTGTTCCGCTTTTGACTGTTAGTGTTGATTGAGTTGCAGTTGCCGAAACAATAGTTGTATTTGCGTAACCATTGACATAGGTGTATTTCAAATAAACAAGCATTCCTGAAGTTTGTGGAAAGCCGAACTGTAATGGACCTTGACTGGTGTACAGCGAACCCATGTTTGCATAAGGAAATATAATTTGTTGATTTTCTATCCAAGCAACTGAACAATCTTGTGCTTGATATAAATTCGTTGAAGGGTTGCCATACCAAAAATCAGTTAATGCAATTACTGGATTATATCGTGGGTGAAATTTGATTGTGCCATCTGAACAAACTCTAGAGCGTTGAGTTTCAGTTTCAGTTGTAGCCCCTAATACTTGATTGCAATATGTATCTACCCAAGATGAAGCACGAGAAATAACATTCGCTAATTCGCTTTCCTGTATTGCTGGGTCTGTTGAATTGAATACTAAATTATCAATATCTATTGCGGTAGGTGCATTACGATATTCGTCGTTAGTTAAATATGATGTTGAACCCTGTTGGGTTGTTGGGTTAATCGCATTAGCCACTTGAACTGTCCATCTCTATTCGTTCGTTTAATTCACCGCATCTAGAACATTTCTTAAACCAACTGCCGAATCCGCAACTGGAACATGGATAACCGCCACTAGTGGCATATCCGTTTAATCCTGCTTCGCCTAATCCTTCTTCTTTCAATTTCTTTGCCAACCTTGGGTTCTCAATATTGAATAATCCGTCTTTGCCTGTCCGAATAACTTTAGTGCCTCTGCGAGTTTTGACTTCTAACTCTTTCATGCCTTGCGGTGGAATTATTCTTGCCATTTTGCCCTCGCCTCAAATAGATGTCCAACCTATGTATTTTGCTTCGGGATTATCTTTCAACCACTGCTCTCTTAGTTGATTTTGATATTCCCAATCAATATCACGATTATTTTCTGTATGAACAAGGGCATACCCTTCATTTGATATGCCCTTATCCATTTTAATTATCTACTACGCATTTCCAATTCCTGAAACTGCTCCATTCCATGCTGGTGCATAGCAGAAGAAAGTTCCACGGAAATAGGTTGAGAAGTCGTAAGTAAATTGAACTACTGGCCATTGAATGCCCATGTAGTCTTGAACATTTACTGCTGCCCATACATCAGATACTTCTGTATCTGGAATTGGCAGTGTGTATGACAACACAGGGCTTACGCCTTGTTGTAGCCATGGGTGAACAGTAATTGGCACCATTTTACCAGTGATTTCGTTGTTTAGAGCACCGATAGTTGCGCCACCTACATAATTACCTGTATCTGTTTGTGACAGAGTTAGACGGTAGTTAGCAGTTGAACCATTCTTGATTGCATCAGACAATTGCTTGCGGTCTGCGCCATTGATAAGAATCTCATCTGGGTCAGCCTTAACATTGTTGTACAAGTTGTAGAACACAGTCTGATACTCAACGCCCGGATTAGATGTGCTGAAGAAAGCACCATTGCGGTTGTTGTTGAATCCTGTGTTTGGACCTAGGACAGTTGGAAGAATTCCATCATATCCTGTTGCGTAAGCAGAAGTATCTGCGTTAGCACGAGAAGCAGCGGCACCTGTTGTTGAGAACGCAAAGTTATCACCAGTTAGGTTGATCGCAGCAGCACCTTGAATTACGCAGGAGTTTCCTTCTGCTGTTCCAACATACTTGCAATTTGCTGTTCCTGTTGCAGTTCCAACATAAATGTTGTAACCAATTGCGCCTGTTACTGCTGTCCAAGTTAATGCAAGTACATCACCTGAAGCAACTGTTTCAGAGGCTACTGAAGAAACGATTGACTCACCGAACCCTGAACCTGAGATACCTGCGTTTGCTGTGATGTAGATGTAGTAAACGGCTGCTGCTAAAGCAGTTTGTCCTGATACTGCTGCTGGTGAAGAAGCAACGATTCCTGTTGGTGCTGCTAAAGCCCCTGAGAATCCTGATGCAGTTCCACGAGCATATAGGAACATTCTTTCTTCCATCAACATTGTTGCGTAAAGAGTTGATGTAGAAGATAGTTGACGAAGGTCTTGATATCCCATACCTGAGAAGTTTGCATCGAATGAAACTTGATCAGATAGTGAGTATGAGTTGTAAGGAATTACTAAATCATCAGCAGCGTATGAAATCTGTGGACCACGCTCTAATTGGAAAGGAGTGGCTGCTCCCGGAGCGAAGTTGTTCTGAGTGGTTTCGTTGATTCCTGGCCAAATGTTTCCAACTCCGCCAGTACCTGTACCTGTGTATCCAAGAATTCTCTTAACACGGCGAGATGTACCAATTCCTTTTTTACGAGGAATCTTATTGCGTAGTGGTGTTGGACGAGGTGTAAGCATCTTTGCTGGTGCTTCTAAGTCGAAAGCAGCGAAAGATGTTGAAAGAGGGTTTGTTAATGTGATTTCTTTGTTGATATCACCCATTGCGCCTCTTTGTGCAGTTAGCGCAGTTTGTAGAGAAGACAACGCATCAGGAGTTAGTGACTTGCTTAGCGCAAGTGATTCTAACTGTTGTGTTGGGTCTTGTCCTAGTTCGCCATTGACGAATGGTCGTGGAGATGAAAGCGACTTGCTTAATTCTCCAAGATATTCCTCATGACGCTCTGCGGCAACTTTAGGGTTGGACTCGTTGAACAAGTCCTGAACTTTTAAGTTTTCCATTGAGTTATTTCTCCTGTAAAGAGTTATTTAGATTCTGCTTCGGTACTCGCTTTGGCAAGAAAATCCTTAGCCATATCACGATATCCCTTAGCAAGAATCAGATCGGTTGTTGTGGCAGCCTTTGCGTAATACAAATCTGCTTTGGCTTTCCACTCGTTTGTTTTATTAGCACCTGTCGCTATGGTTGTCCGTTTTGGACCGCCACCTATTGCGAGAGATTTTGCCGTTGCTAATTCAGTTTCTAACGCAGTTGCTTTATTCTCTACCGCCTCTTTTGCGGACTTCAATAATGCAATTTCGGCTTCAACCGAAGACATAGCACTCTTTACGGCTTTCTCAATGATGTCGTTTAATTTAACATCAGCGAGCAGGGACTTATCTGCTGAGTTGTCCTCATCAGAATCTTCTTC